GGCAGGAGTAAAATCAAGGCCAAGTGAACGCATTATATTTGAAAAAGCTACAGGATTATAAAAATGTCTTATTTCAGATGAAACATTTCCTATTATATCATCGCCATAAGTTGCCATATCAGCATATTTGTAGTATAAATCTATACGACACTTATCTGCTGGGGCTACCATGCGATAAACATAGGCTGTGTACATTTTATTGATACAAGAATTATAAAAAGCAGTCAAGGCTGTGCCTGAAGGTAGTCCATGTGTTGTGATGAATTTCTTATTTTTACTAAGGATAGGGGTACTAATTATGCATTCTAGAATCTGATCTAGAATACACTCTACTTGGTGTGATGTGTAATTGGTGCTAAATATTCTATTGTAATTCGTGGATGAAATCAGAGTGCGTTGTTTTAACCAATTATTTAACCTTCTCTGGAAAACTGGGTGCATATTTTTGTCATAATTGGCATAATCTCCATCGAAGATCTTTCTACCTGTCATGGTCAAACGTTGTGCAAAATTGTGCCATTCTGCGCTAAGTGGATTTATGCCAATCATTATGCCATTCTCAATTCTGTGTTCCATCACATATGACATCAAATTTCCAAAAAAGAATCTAAATAAAATGGTGCTAAAAAGATGATAATTAGTAAAAATGCGAATTTTCTTGGGTAGGGAATCGGGATCTGTGGGGTCAATGACGTCTTTCAATTCATCTTTGGAGACTACTGTGGCTACGTCATTGAAATCATATGTGCCATTTACAATTTTGTCGGTTATCAATTTCATTTCGTCCTTGCATTCGGTTGTCAATTTGCCGTTTTCATAATCTAAATAATGTTTCTTATCATTATATTTCGCGGTGTGTCCTGTGGATGTTGTAGGGTCTACACGCTTCATGATTCCATTTCCTTGAACGATTTCTTGTTCTGTCAAGTTAGTGTGTTTCTGATCTGAGATTTGTTGGAGAGCTTCTTCTGCAAATTCTACGCCTTGTAGATTGACTTGATCAACTGGTTTCATC